CGACCTGTTGCATGGTGCTGGTGGTGCGCACAGTTAGTCTAAACTAACTAAATAAAAATTATAATGAATTTAAAATATATGCTGACAACTAAATCTATATATGTTATAATGAATATAGTTAAGAGAGGTAATCAAAAAAGAGGATAACAGTTATGACATTGGAAGAAAGATTAGTGGTTGAAAGATTAGCAGAAAATGCAAGACAAAACTATGACAAAGCCACGAAAACAGCTTGTAGTTTAGTTTTGAGAGCAAATTTTCTAGGAGAATTTGTAGCTTACCAGACAGTACTTGAAACATTAGAAAATCTTAATAAGGAGGATAGTTAATATGACAGTAGAAATTAAATTAATTAACGGTAAGGAGGATTTATTAAAAGATGTAGAAAAATAGACCTTATATACGGAGACACCTATATCACTTATTTCGATAAAGAAGAAACAATTTTTATGAAAGGGTGCATAACATTTATAACAATTAAGGAGGATAAATAATATGGCAAGCAAACAGTTAGAATTAGTACAGAGAATGGAAAAAGAAGCGTGGGTTAAATTACGCAAAGCATCTGGAAAGTACGAAATGGATGACAAAAGGATTTTAAGACTTAAGGCAAGATGGTCTGCAATATCAGATGTTTTAGATGAGTTAGAAGAAATGGAGGGAATAATAAAATGACACAGAAAGCAGAAACTTTAGTAAACATGTACTACAAAGTATTAGAGCTTCACCAATCAGATTCAACCACAAACAAAGCAAATATTAGAATGATGTATAGCGCAAAATTTAGTTGCATGTCTGATTTACAACTTTTGACTCATCAAGAGTATGTAGAATGCCTAAAGAAAACATATGAAATATTGGAAGGAGGTGAAGCATAATGTACAAATTAGGCTTAAAGTTTAAGGGAGAATGGACTTACATTAAAATAAAAACAGATGAAGAATTAATTCGAGAGATAAGGAATAACCTCACGATAGCTCAGAAAATATCAATTGGTAAAATTAAGGAGGAAAGCAAATAATGAACAAATCACAGCAATTTATATTATCAGAACACCTTGAAGAGATTAAAGATGCATCTCAGTTTACATCGTTTCTGGCAACTAAACGTGTAGACACATTAACTTTTGAAGAAGTAGCTGAGTTATGGGATATCACTGTTTTACTTGATGGCGTAATATCCAGAATTGAAAAAATTATCCAAAACTAGAAAATATTTACAATTTGTTCATACTTTGTTCACAATTAACTGTTATAATATAAGAGTAGTAAGGAAATAGCAAAAATACAAAGTGATAGGGAGGTGAGAAAGTGTTAAAAGAAATGTATGCACAGTTCAAAGCATCTGGTTCAACCATTTGCGAAAGTCATTACATGTTAGAAGGAACTTATTACATCTTTACCTTAGTTGGAACAGACATGGTAATGGAAGTATTCACAGACTCACCTTCCCTGTATTCAGATGCATCACTCTCTATGATGATAGAAAGAGAATTTATCAAAATTGAATGGATTAAATTCAGCAGGAGGAAAAGAAGATGAAAGTGTCAATAGTAGACCAGCTTATATCGTACGCTAAATATTTAGACGCAATAACGGAAGATATGAATATTAAAACAGCGGCATTTAAAGGATATATTGATTGCTTATGGAATAATGATAAGATTTCTGGTAAAGATTATGATAGTCTTATCTCAGGTTTACTTAAATAATACCCGGGTGGCAATAGGTGAGGGGTTCGACTCCCCTCTCCGGGAATGGGGGCAAATAAAAATAAAAACTCTACAGTGCAAGCCCTAAGAAAAATATCTTATAAAAGAAAAGGAGAAACAAACATGAAGAAGGAAAAATTAATCACAAGGACATTCGTAATCACACAGGCAACGGTTTTGAGCTTAAACGTTGAGACAGCCGAACCCAGCACAACAGTGTATGAAATGCCGGGACTCTACAAAACAGATGAAGCATTACTCAAAGCTGTAAAAGAACTTCATGACACAGACAAAGATAAGGCAGTTGCAGTAACGGCAAAGACAGAGATTGAAGAGCTTAGAGGTATCACTGAATCGGCATTCCTTGCAAATTCCTTTGTACTTCCAGCAAGAGAGAAAAAAGAAGCAAAAGAAGCATAAGCACAAAAACTAAAATCATATCAAATAAAAAGGAGATAATAACATGAAAATCACATTTGAAAGTAGAGAATTTACACCGACAGAGAAGTACCTTATGACTAAATCCCCATCTATTATTTCGGTTAAAAATGTTGAAGATGGGGCCATATTAGAGGTAAAAGGGTATTTACAGTATGAAGATGAAGACCAGAATGGTAAAACTTCTTATATGACCTCTCTGATTGGTGTTAGTAATGGTGAACAGGTAGTATGGAGTACGCAGTCTAAAACATTTGTTGCCAATTTTATTGACATCTCAGAAATTTTTGATAATAGTGATTTTACGATTAAGAAAATCTCTGGAACTACAAAAGCCGGACGCCCATATGTAAACTGTGATTTAGCACAGTAAAGGAACCGATACTCGTTAATTGATGCAACTTCCCTAGTCAATAAAAGGCTAGGGAAGAATTTTAAATATAGGTGAAATATGCTTAAAGAAGATGAGTTGTTAATGATTAATAAAATATTAACAGTAGGTGTAGGAAAAATATTTGAGACTTTACAACCAACTAAACGTCAGGCATATATTTTATATAAATGGGCTAACAAAGGGTATGTGGAGTTTGGCACGTCAATACGTTATGTGTGGTTGACAAAGAAAGGTTACACACATTTTAGTAGGGAGATAGTTAAATTATGAAGAAGCGTAAATTAACCTCAGTTCAACAGCAGTACAAAAAGGAACGCCGTCGTATCCAGAACACAATGAACCGTTTAGAGAAGCAAGGATACGTATTACCAGAAGATTTATTACCATCAATACCTAAGAAGGTTACACAGGCTTCTATAAACAGACTTAAAAAGATAACATCTGAATCAATATATAAAAAGTCAAAAAAGCTTGATTTTGAAACAGGAGAGATAACACCGGGTATTGTAGCTAGGGACAAAGCAAGAAGTCAAAGAGCAAAAGAGGCGGCAAGAACAAGGTCTATAAAGAAAGAATATACTGAGCCTACAGTTTACATTGAGCCACCAGCATATACGACGTTCCCATCAGGTGCAGATATCATTATCAACAACTTCCGTTCTGATGTAATAGGAAGATTTCCTGAATCAGCAGGACCTATATTAAATAGATGGCTTGACGGTTTACTTTCACAACAGGACAAAGAAGATGTAGCAAACATGTTAGAAACAGCGGCGGCAAATGGAGTAGTAATCGATTATAAGGTGGCATACAATACAGAAGCACTAATGGGAGCAATTGCAGATTTTATGGATTATCTTGATACAACGTCAGGGTTCAAGCAAGACTTGATGGATGCCCTAGAATTTGAGGAAGATTGGGAATTTCCTGATTAATGAAAATTAAGAAGTATCGATACTTCGCAAGCGACTTTGAAACAACAGTATACAAAGGTCAGACCTACACAGAAGTGTGGGCTTCTGCATCAGTAGAATTAAATACAGAAGACGTTCATATCTTTCATTCTATAGGAGAACAGTTACAATATTTCATTTCCTTGAAGCATAACGTCATTGCTTATTTTCATAACCTAAAGTTCGATGGCAATTTCTGGTTATCATATCTAACCGTTGATTTAGGACTTAAGCAAGCTTACGAAGTATTAAAAGATAGTGATTTCCCTATAGTGAAGTGGAAGAGCGAAAAAGACATGGATAACAATACTTTCAAGTATGCGATATCTGATAGGGGTCAATGGTACACAATTATAATAAAGATTAATAACGTATTCATCGAAATAAGGGATTCATTGAAATTACTTCCCTTTTCAGTTAAACGAATAGGTGAAAGTTTTGGAACGAAGCATAAGAAGCTTGAAATGGAATATGAAGGTTTCCGATATGCAGGATGCGAGATAACAGAAGAAGAGAAAAAGTATATTGCAAACGATGTTTTAGTAGTAAAAGAAGCATTAGAGATTATGTTTGAAGAAGGCCATAACAAGCTTACCATAGGTTCTTGTTGTTTGGCTGAGTTCAAGAAAACAATTGACAAAGAAGACTATAACAATTTCTTTCCTAATCTTTATGAAATACCATATGACGATAAATCGGTTGGTGATTACATAAGGAGGTCATACCGGGGTGGTTGGTGCTATCTACTAAAAGGGAAAGAAAAGAAGATATATAACAACGGATGTACATTGGATGTAAATTCGCTTTATCCCAGTATGATGCATAGTATGTCTGGCAACCGATATCCTGTTGGCAAACCACATTTCTGGAAAGGATATATACCAGAAGAAGCGATAGCATGGAATCGGTATTACTTCGTAAGGATTAAGACAAGATTTTATCTAAAGAAAGACAAATTACCCTTTGTGCAGATTAAGCATTCACTTCTATACAAAGGAACTGAAATGCTTGAGACATCCGATGTGATAGACCCGGAGACAGGAGAGTATTTTCCATATTATACAAGAGGGAATGAAGTAAAAGACACAAGGGTTGAAATGGTTTTAACCATGACGGACTATGAGCTGTTGAAAGAGCATTATGAGCTGGTTGATTTTGAAGTAATTGATGGCTGTTGGTTCTTCTCAGAGATTGGTCTATTTGACCCATACATCGATAAGTATGCGGCTATAAAGATGACATCAAAGGGGGCAAAGAGGGAATCAGCAAAACTGTTTCTCAATAACCTATATGGAAAGTTAGCCAGCAGTACAGACAGTAGCTTTAAGGTAGCATATGTAAAGGAGGACGGCTCACTTGCTTTTTACACAGTCTCAGAGCATGACAAAGAGCCGGGATACATACCCTGTGGAAGTGCAATTACAAGCTATGCAAGGAATTTTACTATCAGGGCCGCGCAAGCCAATTATGAACACTTTATCTATTCAGATACAGATTCGATTCACTGCAATATGAATCCATTAGATGTTAAAGGAGTTAAGCTTGATTCATCGAAGTTCTGCTGTTGGAAACCTGAGTCCCAGTGGGATGAAGCAATGTTCGTCAGGCAGAAGACTTATGTAGAGCATATCACACATGAGAATCTGAAACCAGTGGAAACACCTTATTATGATATTAAGTGCGCTGGAATGCCACAGAAGTGTAAGAACCTGTTCGAATGGTCAATGTCGGGTAATATACCAGAAGATGTTAAATTAAGCGAAGAGGAGGAGGAGTTTTTACAATGCAAGAGGGCATTAGAAGATTTTACGATAGGATTACAAGTTCCTGGAAAGCTAAGACCAAAGAGAATGAAGGGCGGTGTATTACTTGTGAACACTACATACAAGATGAAGTAGCACTGGAATACATCGATACTATTAAAAAGACAAACAATGACTTGCAGTCAGAAATAAATAATTTAAAATTAGAAATAAAGGCATTGGATGATAAAGAGAAGTTAGATTACTATATTTGGAAAAACGCTTCACAAGAATTTCCAGATAAATATAATTTGTGTCTTTGCAAATGCTTTGACCAAAAAACAATGGAGTACCAATTGCTTATTTATAAGGTATTTCAAGGTAGGTGGTGCGACATAAACGGTGTAGCATATGAAGGAAAAGTAATTAAATACATAGAATTACCAAAATTATAAAAGAGGGAGAATAATCTCCCTCTTTTTTATATCTTTACACATGATATCTCAGCGCGTCCTGTAAAAACGAAAAGTTGGTAGGGCGGTTTCTTCCACCCGTACAGCCCCTACTCCCTCACTGAAATTGACATGTGGAGATACCTATAATGATGTTTCACGTGAAACATTAATAGGATAAAGCTTTTAAAATTGCTTCTTTACATCGAAGGTCTTTAAAACGAAAGCATCCCTTCTCAAAATAATCTCGTAATGTTTGCAAGAACATATCGTTCCTCTTCAGCATTACATAGTTTATTTCATGGTCATCAGTTGTGACCGTTATCTTTAATCGGAAAGTATTATCAGGCTTGTCGTCCATATAGATAAAACCTTGGTCCAGATATTCACGGATTCCGTAATTAACCCCGTTGTATCGTATTGTGCATAAGTATCTGCCACTACCAAAAGGACGTTCAATAAAAGCCTTGTTGTCATTAAGATAAACAGACATTGAAGAATAGGCAACATAATCATTTTTAGCAAATGCCCGGTTAAATGCACTTTCTTTCTGTGCTTCTGATGCTGTTTTGTTAAATCCTTGTTCCAGAACAAATCCATCACCCCTTAAAAACTTAGTGTCATCCCGAAGTCTACTAGAAATACCCAGTTCAATGTAATATGGGTTAATGATAGTGACTGGATTTCCTATCATGTATACAGGAAGGTATCTTGCCATTTCACCATTACCCCTAGCGACACTTGTATGCAGTGAAATAAACTTTCGGATTTCATCCGAACAGTATCGATTTGATTCACTTTGAAACTCATCCATAATCATATGCTGAGCATCGCTGAACAAATGGGAATATTTTTTAAGCTGGTCAGCACTGTTAAGTGAAACAGCATAACCGCATGATGTTTCATCAAGAAAGAGTTCGTGGAAGATACCAGATGCTCTTCTTTTTGACTCCATAATCTGACCGGGATAGAAGATTGTTTCAAGGTCTTTAAAGAATTTGTCGGCCACATCGTCAAGCTCATAGTTATACCGATAAACAAGCATGAATTTTTCACCATACTTCTTGAAACGGTTAACAACATAGTTATTAAAAAAAGTTGTCTTACCAGCACTTCGGTTGGACGTGCAAATATATATTTCGGGCTTCTTCCCGTTTAAGTCTCGCATCGACAATAGTCGGTTTCCATCATAAAATTCAGACAATTCAGACAATTCCTCCTTTCCATCTGTTCTATAATAAGTATAACATAGTTCTTGACTTTTGTCAACTAAAGTGTTATAATTAATACAGAAGGGAGGGTTTAGTACATTGCCAGATACAATTATTAATGCGGTACAATCGTTAGGAGTCGCAGTGGTATTGTGTTTATTAATGGCTTACTTTGTTAAGTATATGTTCGATAAATTTATGGTTCAGAGAGACGCAGACTCGCAGTTATACAACGAACAGATTTCAGCTTTAAAGGATGCCATAAATAATAACACTATCGTAATGACAAAAATTTTGTCAGCACTTGATGTAAAGGAGACATAGTTATGACATGCACAGCAATTAATATGCCCGAGACAGTCAGTGTAGCGTTATTAGTTATAGCTGGACAGTTCGGGAACGGAGAAGACCGGAAAATGAAGCTGGAAAAAGCTGGATACAACTATGCCCAGGTGCAAAAATGTGTAAATGAACTTCTTCCTATTCTAACGAAATACGGAGGTAAATGAAATGCCAGCAAACATACAGATAGCGTACAATTGGGCTGTTGAAACCTGTGCGAAGCCAAACGTGGGATATTCCCAACAGTTTCGTAATCAGGTCACAGTAAACGGAATCACGTATTATGACTGTTCGTCGTTTGTCTGGTATGCATTAATCGCCGGGGGGTTTGACATGGTGGGTGAATGGGGAACATGGCCGTTCACCACCGGAACTATGGGAAGTGTTCTTAAGAAAATGGGCTTCACAAAATATCCTGCCACTGTAGAGTGGAAACCAGCAGACATATTAATCAAAACAGGCCACACCGAAATGGCATTTGACCGAACAAGAAGCATGGGCGCACATACCAGCAAAGTTCCTCTGGATGAACAAGTTTCTATCAATGCAAACGATTCAACAGGGAACGGTTGGTTTGAATTATACCGTTGGGAAAACGGGGCTGATAATGAGTGGATTAAAGGGAATAAATACCTTACAATAGGAGAGATGCAGAATAATGCATCGATTATCTATCCATACCTTTTAAATAAAGGGTGGACGAAAGAAGCTATCTCCGGCATGATGGGGAACATTCAGAAGGAATCCACGGTAAACCCGGGAATATGGCAGAATTTGACAGTAGGGACAGGCGGGTATGGTTTAGTCCAATGGACACCAGCTACCAACTGGACAAATTGGGCCGACATCCACGGTTATGCGCATGACGACGGTTATGGCCAACTTGAATGGATTGATACAGAAACAATTCCATTCGGCCAGTGGATACCAACACCACAGTATCCAGAAACATTCACGGAGTTCAAGGTAAGTACACAGACACCCGAATATCTAGCAGATTGTTTTTTAAAGAACTTCGAAAGACCGGGTACGATTGACCAACCAGACAGACAGGAAATGGCCAGGTACTGGTATGACTGGTGGAACAACGATTATGTGCCACCGCCTAACCCCCCTTCGAATGGTGGAGAGTGGTCAAGGAAATTACCAATATGGTTTTATTTGAAGAGAAAGGAGATTATTTGATGCCGTATTTAAACAAAGATGAATTTATGGCAAGAATCAAGGAAAGAATTGGTGAAGATTTAAGTGACGATGCGGTAAGCTTCATCGAGGATGCCAGTGATACGTACGACGAATTAATCAGGCGTTCCAGTGATACCGAAGACTGGAAAACAAAGTACGAAGAAAATGACGCACAATGGCGCAAGAAATACCGCGAACGATTCTTCACATCTGGGGAAGAGATTAAAGAAGAACAGGAAGAAAACGTAAAGGACGACGGAGAACCGCGTACCTTCGAAGATTTGTTTGAAGAAAGAGAGGGCTAATAGATGGCTACTATTCCTAAAATTAAAACCCTGACGAATACCAGCGTGGATGTACTAAACGTAATCAGGGAAAATGCGACACAGAATTATCGGGATTATGTCCCGAAAGCTACACCGAATGCCGATTCTATCAGAGAAATTGGTGCCATTATTATGGATTACCCGGCGTTACAGAATGAATTCTTATCTGCACTGGTTAACCGTATTGGACGTGTACTGATTACATCCAAGATGTATGATAATCCGTGGAGAATGTTCAAAAAAGGCATGCTTGACTTTGGCGAAACTGTGGAAGAGATTTTCGTTAACATGGCGAAACCATTCCAGTTTGACCCTAGCGTTGCGGAGTCAGAAGTATTTAAGCGTGAAATTCCGGATGTACGGGCCGCTTTTCATATTCTGAACTATAAGAAGTTTTACAAGGCAACTGTACAGAACGACAGCTTACGTCAGGCTTTCCTGTCATGGCAGGGAATTACAGACCTGATTGCCAAAATTGTTGATGCTATGTATACTGGTGCCAATTATGATGAATTCATTACTATGAAATACATGTTGGCAAGGCATATTCTGGATGGCCATATGTACCCAACCACTATTCCAGAAGTTGAAACAGCTAACATGAAATCTATCGCTACAGCAATTAAGGGTGTGTCTAACGCATACGAATTTCAAAGCAACAAGTATAACCTTGCCGGTGTTTACACTCACACCATGAAGCGTGACCAGTATCTACTTATTAATGCTAAATTTGACGCATCTATGGACGTTGAAGTTCTTGCAAGTGCGTTCAATATGGATAAAGCGGAATTTATGGGCCAGAGAGTTATGGTAGACAGCTTCGGAAATCTGGACTTACCGAGGCTTCGTGAGCTGTTTGCAAATGACCCGACTTTTAGAGAGCCATCAAGCAGTGAGTTACAGGCACTTGACGAGATTCCGTGTGTTCTGGTTGACAAAGATTGGTTCATGATTTTTGACAATTTTTATAATTTCACCGAGCTTTATAACGGTGAAGGTTTGTACTGGAACTATTGGTATCATGTTTGGAAGACATTTTCTGTGTCACCATTTGCAAATAACGCATTGTTCATTCCGGGAACCCCCACTATTACTTCTATTACAGTTGCACCAAATAGTGTTAATGCGTCTGTAGGGCAGTCAGTGCAGTTTACTGCTACAGTTGTGACCACCAACTTTGCGCCTAAGTCTGTTGTTTGGTCAACTAATAGTGATAAAGCGATAGTAGATAGCACGGGAAAAGTTACATTACTTGAAGGTGCAACAGGCGCTATCACTGTAACTGCAACAAGCACGTTTGATAATGAAAAGACTGGAACAGCCACTATTACTGTGAACGAATAATTAAAAGAGTTTCACGTGGAACAATTAATCATGTTTCACGTGAAACATTTTAAAAGGAGGAAAGCATGTATATAGGTCCTACAAGTATAGTCAAGATACTTAGGAATATACCACTTGACAATACGTATAAAGACACTCTGTACTTTGCAAATGAAACAGCGCAGTCCAGCTACTTCTTAAGGCAGATGAAGGTCCAGTTTGCAAATTATACGTATATAAGAAAAGAAAATAAGATAAGGGTAGAAGCAACAGCTGATACATTGTTTGACTGTAACTATATCATGTGGCAAAACCCATCCTTTGGCACAAAATGGTTTTATGCTTTTATAATCGATGTAGAATATCTAAACAACGAAACAGCAGAAATCACATTTGAAATTGATGAAATGCAGACGTGGTATTTTGGGTACAATATCAAGCAGTCTTTCATTGAACGCAACCACACTGTAACGGATGTAATTGGGGATAACCTTGTGCCTGATAATTTAGAATTAGGTGAATATGTTTTTAAATCACCGACTAAAACAGGAAATTTTCAATCAGTAAAATACGTTGTTGCCGCTACATTTGATAAAGATTTATTGCCAGCGGCAGGCAGGGAATACATGGGCGTTTATTCTGGCCTAGAATATAATGTTTTTGAAACCCCCCGAGAAGTAACAGATTTTATAAATACGGCTACGTTAGAAAATAAGTCAGAAGGTATTATCGGTATATTTATTATGCCAGCTAACTTCATAAGTTCTGCAAACACTGCTACATTAAAAACAACTGACTTTATGCCAAGCTTAACAAATATTGATGGGTATGTCCCAAGAAATAAAAAATTATTCACTTTCCCTTATAACTTTATTTACGCCACAAATAACACAAACAGTGAAGTAATGTATAAATACGAATACTTCACAAAAAGGGATGACGGCAGTTGCAGGTTCGGTGTTAGTGGTTGCTTAAACAATAGCCCCGAATTCATTTTAACCCCGATAAATTATAAAGGGGTCGCCATTAATTATAATGAAATGATGGTTCTTTCTGGGCTACCAGTGTGTTCCTATTCTACCGATACATTTAAAGCATGGTGGGCGCAAAATAGTGGTACATTCGCGGTTAGTACTGCTTCAAGAATAGCCGGTAGTGCGATAGCTGGAGCCGTTACGGGCGGTTTACCTGGGATTATAACTGGTATAGCGGCGGTAGCTGGAGCCGTAGCAGAAGTTGAAAAACACGCCACTAAGCCGCCTACAGCCCATGGCGTTAATAACGCAAATGTTTTATGGGCTTCTGCCGCTTTTGATTTCTTTTTATACCCTTGTTCGATTAGAAAGGAATTTGCTAAAATTATCGATGATTACTGGTCTATGTATGGTTACCCAATTCATGAAGTTGGTATACCTAATCTTAGTGCAAGGCCGCAATGGAACTATGCTAAACTTGTTAACCCATGTATCACAGGAAGTATCCCAGTTAATTCCATGAAGCGTATTAAACAGGTATTCAGCGATGGCGTGACTTTCTGGAAAAACCCAGCTAATGTGGGTAGATACGATTTGCCAAACGAAGTGTAGGGGAGGTGAGTAATTGAAAAATACTAGAAAACAACGTAACTTTTGGGAGAGTAAGTATTTAAACGACAGGGCTTATATACACTGGTATGATATGCTGACTAACCTTGCAATCAGCATGTTTGAATGGAAAGGACTACCTGACTCCGTAGACCCACGTTTCTTAGAACTTGCACTGTTCGCTGACGGTATGGCTATCTTCTTTAAAGATGAAGACTTGTCTGACGATTATAACGGGCAGTTCTTCGCATTACAGACAATGATAGGTGGAAGACTAGATGTTTACCGTGTGCCAGATGAAAGAAGAGCTTATGCCACTAACGGCTACAACAGAAGGCTTGATTCAAAAGACAGTGTAATCATATTCAATAATATGACTAGAACCAACTGCCTTTCTGATATAGAATATTTTGCCAGAAAGCTTTACGAAGTTGACAGAACAATTGATGTTAATGTGAAGGGGCAGAAGACGCCTATTGCAATCTTGTGTGACGAAAACCAGCGTTTAGTTATGAAGAACTTATATGCACAGTATGACGGAAACGAACCGTTCATATTCGGCAGTAAGAATTTAGATATTAAAGGAATTCAAGCAATCAATACAGGCGCGCCTTTTGTTGCTGATAAGTTACAGATGCTAAAAACACAGATATGGAACGAAGCGCTGACTTACTTAGGAATTTCTAACGTAAGCACAGACAAGAAAGAACGTCTAGTAAGTGATGAAGTAACAATCAATACAGGTGCTACAGCGGCACAGCGGTATACCCGACTTAATATGCGAAAACAGGCATGCGAAAAAATCAATCAGATGTTTGGACTTAATGTCTCAGTTGAATATCGTGAAGACCTTCCACTTATGGAAGAAGCAGGTGTAGGTGAAGATACTGAAGAAGGAGGTGAAGCTGATGAGTAGATACACGACGGAAGTTAGGTATATCTGTGAAGTTAATGCCGGACTTAAAGAAAGTCAGGGGTTTGGACAAATACAGGAAATTATCCAGAAAGCTATTCCCGGCGTGTTTAACTTCAATTTCCCGATATTCGATGAAAACTACAGAAACGTTCTTGAAACAAAGATACTGACACACTTCTACACCCGTGAAATTGCATTCGAAACAGTTGGGTTATGGCAGTTAAAGCTCTACACAAAATTGAACGAGATTATGCCTTACTACAATCAGTTGTACAAGAGTGAACTGTATGAATATAATCCTCTGTATGACGTGGACATTAAGAGAACACATAATGTCAAAGCAAATGGTACAGAAAACAAAACAGGCACAGAACAGAGAAACACAAACAATACAGAACACACTATGACGGACGGTACGTCGAAGAACACAAATACGGTTAGTGGAAAACAGTTTATGTCAGATACTCCACAGGGGGCTTTAACCGATATTGAAGCCGGGCGTTACATGACACAGGCAAACATAAACAACGAAACAATTGTGAATGATGGTACAATGGGTTCAACTACTGACCACGATTACAACTCAGATGCTACAGGAAATACCAGTGAAAACAGGGCTTTCAATAACACAGAAGATTATCTTGAAAGTGTACAGGGTAAACAGGGGTCAGGTAGTTATAGCGATATGATATTAAGATTCAGGGAAACTTTTCTGAATATTGATATGTTAATTATTGACGAGTTGGAAGAGTTGTTCTTTCAGCTGTGGGATTAAAGGAGGATAATTTTATGGTAAATGATGGAATTGGAAACGGTAACTTCACTACATTGAAACCGTTTGCTTTCTGGACACAGCATGTCTTGCCATTGGTTTATGGCGACGAAATTAGTTACATGGAAACACTGAGTAAAATGCGGGATATTCTAAATGAATTGATTAAGAATAATAACAATCTTCCAACGTATATTCAGCAAATGATTGAAGAGTATATAAGTAGTGGGGCTATTGAAGAGGTTATTGATAACATTATTGCCAGCTTTATTTTGAACGTAAAATTTCCTCCTACAGGCATTCCTAAAGCAAAAGGCGACGGTACATCGAATGACCATGACTCTATACAGGGATGTATTGACTATGCGTCGGCAAATGGTGGAGGAATTGTTTACCTTCCTGCTGGTAAGTATTTAACTAGCCCGTTGGTGCTGAAATCAGGTGTAACACTGATTGGATTTGGAAGATATGCGGTAAGTTTGGTACTAGCTGGGGGTGCTACAACGCATCTTATTACTGGTACGGTGAGTGACGCTGGTATTCTGAACATGACTCTGGACGCTAAAATGTCTTCGCAGGTTAACAGGGTTGACGCAATAGAATTGATTGGTAATCATATTGATATCCGAGGGTGTTTGGTAAGGGATTGCTACACGTCGATTAATGTGCAGAAGGATGGAACAGCTGTTAATATCTGTGATGTTATTTGTGAAGTGGCTTCTGACGCTTGCTTAAGGATTGGCGGAACTGATGGTGGACTTTTAGTTGATGGCCTGGAAATGACAGGGCTTTCTACTAACTTAGGTGTGGCTTACCTTGTGACTGATTCGAATGGTGATATCTATAGAAATATTAATATTCATGGTACGGGTGCACTGGGAATTGATGTATCAGGAAGTGGTAACTACTTCGATGGAAAAATTTCCAGTGTTACGAAAGATTACGATGATATCAGCGGAGACAATACGTTTAACCTTTTCGGAAAGACAAGGGTCGAAAATTTAACAGGTGAAGTTAATGTAAGTGCTAATGAGTTTTCTCAGACTGCGGTAAATGGGATTGAGAGACAAGGTGCAAATATTAGTGATAATTCAGTTAACACGCATACTATAAATGCAAAGGATTTGGTACTTAATCCTATCAATCCTTTGACTTACAAAACACCTACGCAAAAAAATAAATATTTTAATAGTGTGCCTATGAAGGACAATAGCTCAACCTACGACGTTCTTGTTTGGAATAATGAAACAAGTAAATTGCAAGAAAATTATGGCGCTTTATATGATTATCCTATGGGTGGTGCAAGCATGTCTAGCTTCTATTCATATCACTATCCTAACACAGAGCCAAGTGTTGTTCAAGGTTTTACAGTTCATGATAACGATATCATTATGTGCATGTGGAAAGAAGACAATAATGTCGTAATAAGAATTAAATCAATGCTTGACGGAACAGAAATTAGAAAATCAGGGACCTTAGCAATTGGGCATGCTAATAGTGCAGAATGGTACAACAACAAATTATATATAGCCAGCGATACTAGAATATTCATAGTAGACTATTCAACTTTAACTTTAGAAAGAACAATTACTCTTACTCCAACAGCTACTTTAGCTTCTGCTTTTCATGTCAATGGGCAATTACAAGCATATGAGGGGACTGGTGATGCTAAGATAATAAATGTAAATGAGGATGGGACATACTCGACTGCATTTATTTTTAACCCACAACCTTTTGGAACAGGGCAAAGCGCTTCTTATAATAATGGCTTTTATTATCTAGCTAGTGTTGTACCTTCGACAATACAGATATATGATAGTGACGGAAATTTAATAAACTATACTATGACTGAACAAATTGTATCAGGTAATTTATACAATGAACTTGAAGGAATAGGATTTTATAATGATTCGTTAATACTTGCTTTCCATAACGACACATATTCAGAGGGTATAGCCAATCTTGCAGTAATGAGATTTGACAATAGCACAAGAATGTATAAAGCGCCTAATAGAGAAATAACTTTATCACCTTTAACTCAAACAGTATTTTTGGATAATACTGCAACAAATACTATTTGCGATGGCACAGAACAATTCCCTTTCCACACAGACTTTGAAGCTATGACTTATTTAAAATATAAATTCGGTGGAAATGGTATCATTCACCTTAAAACAGGAACAACGTATAATGACTTTACAGTCTACGGGTGCGATGTATCTATTGTAGGAACAGGATGCACTATAAACAATTTTTCAATTAATAACGCCACTGTAGAAATTATAAACTGTACACTAAATGTTACTACAAGCAATTGCACTAATAGCACTGTTAGATTGGTTGACTGTCAATTGACAGTATCAAATGTATTAAATCTATATCGAACAATGCTATTTTCAAATGAACCTTTAACTGCTAACATATATTGTAACCCTAATTCTTATATTTTTGGGTCATTAAGAAATAAAAATATAAATATTCTAGCTAGAGATATTAATACATTTTTGATAACCGAAAAAGTGAACAAAGGTGATATAATTTGTAATTACACTCAAATTCCAAAAGAGTTTAGTTGCATAGTTCATACAGGTCAGCAACTAGTTTCATTTTCAGTAACTTTTGAGGGTAACACTGGCGACCCTGTTTTTCAGTCAAATACTTATACTGTAGGAGATGATTACTATGAAGTAATAATGTCTTTTACCTGTGGAAACAATTCACTTAAATATGAATCAGTTAAAACTATAAAAACCGATTCAACCGGAAATAGAAGCGTGGTAGTATATGACACTCAAATATATGAACCATTTATACAATCAGGTAGAGTTACATTCTAAATATTAAGAAAGGATATTATATAATATGAGTAATTACAGATTTATAATGAGAACAACTGATAATGTTATAAGTAGCGAAAATGGAAGACTAATAATTGAAGACAGAGATGAATGGGCTAAAACTGAGTATGCTAGTGGTGCTGAAGATTATGCTAAAGGTTTTACTGATTATCATAAGGGCACTGAAAGTGAACAGAGCAAGATGGAAGAAGCTTCCGATTATAATGGGTAATGCGATTAAGGGTGAGCGAGAAATCGCTTGCCCTTTTGATTGCAAAATGGGGGGTGACATATATTGAAATTCTTGTTAAAGG